AATTAATGGATTCAAGTCCGTAGCTGCACGTCCCATTAAGGCCATCGCATAAGCGTCACGCTCAGTCTCGTTCTCCATCTTAGACAGGGCCTCAATAGTTTCCTGCCATACAACTTCACCGTCGCGAAGAGATCCGTCCGCATTCTGATAAGCGATCCCGAGTTCTTTAAAAGCGAGTGCCTGTTTCTCGCTTCCCAGCTGAGCGTTCAGCATATTGCGTTCCAGTTTGCGATGTGTCTTTGCTATCGACTCAGCACTTACGTCAACAAGTTCAGCAGCAGCTGTGTACTTTTGCAATTCTTTGGTTGACATACTGTAAACTTTTGAACCGGTGATAATATCGTCTGCCCATTTTGCTGACTTAACTGTCAATGCCCCTATCGAAGCAGCTACGGCAGCAGCAGCAGTCGAGAGCCCCATCATCGCCTGTCCAGCCTGTTCGAGACTCGTTCCCATCTTCTTGAACGATTCCGATGCAGCTCTGAGGTTGACCTGTCCGATTTTTCTCAGTTCGCCGTTGAACGTCTTGAGCTTGGACTCGGCCTCGATGATTTCCCTCTGTACTCTGCGATATGCCTCGGAGTTTTTATCGACACCCTTTGCGTCCATCTGGGACTGGATGTTCTTCAGCTCCTTCAGGTTTTTCTCAGTCTCCTTGATTTTCTGCTTCAGGAGGTCCTGTTTCTGTCTCCAGAGATCCACCGATGTCGGATTGAACTTGAGTGCCTTGTTGACGGCACTAAGCTCCTTGTCGATGTCCTTCGTGCTATTCTTTATGTTTCGGAGGGCCTTATCGAGTTTAGTGGTATCGCCCTGAAATTCGATTGTAATGCCCTTGATGTTTCCAGCCATTTATTCGCCCTCTAACCGAAGAATGCGTTAATATCGTTCTGTGTTGCCTTACGCTTAGTTCCGTGCTTCTCAGCGTATTTCTGAGCCTTCTGCGCGGCCTTCTGTCTCTCGTTATAGGAGATGCAAAAGTCAACGACTTGTCCGATCTGCATCTTCTTTATATCCGTCAATGTCAGTCCTCGTTCGAGTCCGGCGAGGATGATTGTGTCGATGTCGATGTGGGCTGAACGACCTTTATCGCGCTTGTTAGGTCTTTCAGCCTCTTCAAGTTTTTTGAGGAAACCAGTCCTTTGAATGCCAGCGAGAACACTTCCGGCGCGATCTTGTCTACCGGGAACTCGCTGAAGCCTTTCACCCATGTCTTTGGGTCCGGTATATCATCGTCGGCCGCCTTTGCCATCGCCCATGTGATGTTTATCAGCTCAACAAATTCAAGGCCGCTGAGATGGATCACCGCGTCGAGCAGCTTGTCTCCGTCCATGTTCCTAAGGAGATCCGACACCTCGACCTTACCGCCTGTACTGAACTCGTCTATCATCCCGGAGACAATATCGAGTGCAGCCGCCAGCATCGGCATCAGAGTCGGAATTATATCGTGCCCGAACTGGTCTCTGTATGTAATCGCCCAGCTCACATTGTTCGTCAGCCGGACTTCCTGTTTACCGATCTTGATTGTCTTTTCCATGTTTCACCTCCTATGAAAAAATGGAGCGGACCGATACACAGCCCGCCCCGTTTACAATTAAGTGGTCGCTGGAGCCGGCGGGTTTGTGAAGAGAGTGCTATAACCAGTCGTTGCCTGACCATAAGACACCATAGAGATGCCCGTCTTGTTATCGCCAGCAACGGTTACATTGATTGTCTCTGTAGCCGGTTCGATGCTCTCCTCTTCAGTTGCATACTCACGAGTTATGCCGCCGAGAGAGCAGTTGTACATGATGATTCTGCGAGACTCTGCATCGCCTTCCACCTGAAATGCGATCCACACATTCGGCTTAGTGGCGTTCTTTACGACAGCCAGACCGCCATCGGATGCCTTTGTGATGTATCCGAGGTACTGTGTCTTGAACGTGTCGTCGAACTTAGCGACTTCGAGATCGCCCTCGAACGTACCGCCAGTGTAACCGCTCCAGTAAACAACGTTATCAGCATAGAACTTCGAATTTTCCGAATTTTCTTCCGGGCTGAAGGATATGGCCCCCGCCTGATGGTATGGTGAGCCCATCGTAACAGTGCCGTCTGTTGCTACTGAATAAGTACCGACATAAAGGTTCGAGATACCAAATTCGACTTTATTTGCCATTATGATTTCTCCTTAAACGTAGTAGTAAATCACGAACACGCCCTGATCCTCGATGTAGACGTCCTCGGATTTCTCATATAAATAGCCAGCGGTGAGAAGTGCGTTCTCGATGCTGGCCTCGTTTAGTTCGTTTTTCGTTGTGAAGTAGTACTCTATCTGGTACTGGTTCCGTCTCCAGTAATGCGTATTATCCGCATCCATGATGTTCTGCCCGTTTCCGATGTACACGATGTACGGCGGTGTCTGGCCTGTCTTAAAATGCGAATAAGCACACGGGAGGCCGGTGCTCTGTAATGTCTGATATATGCTCATTGTTATGTCCTTTACATTCGTGCGATTTTCATTTCAATCTGACGAACAAGTTCATCCTGTGCCCATTCATAGACCGGCTCGATGTGCTTGTGTGCCGCGGCTCTCTTGCCCGTGTTGCCTTTGGCGTTTACAACAATGTGACCATTCTCAAGCAAATGCGTGAGTTGATAGTTCTTGCTGTTGTGGACTATCCACGTCCCTAAGTGCCCGCCACTATGCTTGTCGCGCTTTAGCGTCCACGTTGCGCTGTAGTTCTTGCCCGTGTTAGTTTTCCACTTGACCGCCTTCAGCCTCTGGACGCATTCTCGACTAATCTCTTTCGCCGCGCCCTCGTAGTCATCTTGAAGTACGGTGTGAATGTCGTCGAGAATGTCATTGATTTGAGCCGTTAAACTTTTAGCCATTATGAACACGCTCCTCACATATAAGTGCGATGCTGTCTCTCTGGGCTGTCCAGTCGGTGCGTATTACATTGTATGACTTGCCTTCCCATTCAATGAGTCGCTCTCCATTGTAATCCGCTCTGTTCGTCAGCACGAACGTTATCGACGGATGCAGTCCCGCCTGAGCCGCATTGTAGAACTCAGCATTATACACGCCACGCGGCATCACATAGACTTGATGGTCTTGATAAGTGATGACCTCGTTGCCGTATTCATCATAAGTTGTTATCGGTTCGCCCTTCAGCGTTGCAACTGAGTCATACATTTGCGTCACCCCAGTTCGTATAGCCCGTAGCGGTCACGAGCTGGGCCTTCTGCTCATCATAGGACCTTTTGAGCCAGTCAACATCTTCCGGCAGGCCGAAACGCATCTTGCAATATGTGATAATCGCCGTGGTGCAGACTTCATCGAGTGAATCCGGGAGAACGACCCCCGCAATTCCGAGATCCTGTTCCGCCGCCTTTATCAGATCCGCAAGTTCGTCATCGAGTGCGGTCGTGCTGATTCTGAGCCCCATTTTTACTTTGTCCAGTGTTGCCATAATTTACCTCACAACAGGGACGGGATTGTTAGTCCCGCCCCTCATTTGTTTTAAGAGTCGACTGATAATTCTTGAAAAAGTCCTCTGTGATGACCGTGTGGCCTACGTGTCCGAGCTTGATGGACGGGTCTGCGATTATCTTGTAACCGCACTGTCTCGCTCTCCAGCAGAACGCGATATCCTCGCCGCAGTTCGCTATCGGTGTGAACATCAGCCCGAACTTAGCGAACACCGACACGAATATCTCTGTTTTCATCAGAACGCATCCGAAACCGCAAGCACCGACCTCAAACGGTTCGTCCGGGATTTCCGTCAGGTCCTCCCAAGTGAATGCCGTTCCCTCTTCGTTCAGTTCCATCGTTTTGAAACCGACAGCAGAAAACGGTGGTGTCCGTCTGTAGTAGATGCCGGTCACGAAATCGTGTCCTTCATCGATTAACTTGAGCATCTTTGTCAGTGTGTCCGGGTTGAATACCATATCCGAATCGAACCACATAACGAGATCCGCTTCATCCAGCAGAGCCTTCTTTGCTATCTGGTCACGGCTGGTGTAAATCAAAGAACCGAGGTTGAACCAGATAGATATCTTGGTGTCCTCGATTCCGTAAGATGTCAACGTTGCCAGTGAGTGCGCGAATTGTGCCGGAAGCTGGTCCATACACGGCACCGCGATCAGGATCTTTCTCATATCAGTCACCTCCTACAGTCTGATACTTTGATTACTTCGTGATCTTAACGAATGCGTCTGGAGCAACGATGCCGAGACCAACAAACTCACGGCCGAGAACCTCAACGAGATCCTCTTTCTTTCTGCTCAGCTCATCGAACTTGAACTCGATGCCTTCACCGTTAGGGAAGTTAGCGAGTGCGCCGTGTCCGAGGTCACCAACGATGGCATATGTAACGCCAGTTGTTGCAGCTGCATACGAAGCGATCTTGTTGTTGAATACTACCGGCAGACCTTCGAACGGGTCATAGCCATAAGCACCGGCAGCCTGAAGAGCCTTGAAGGTTCCCCATGTGCCCTTGTTCATCATGATGACAGGGTTAGCAGCCTCGTCGCTCAGCATGGACATAGCGGCAGCGATTGTTCCGAGGGATGCGCTTGTAGCTGTCAGCTTAGGAACTCCCGGGCAAGTTGTTGTGGAAACTGTTCCGCAAGCCTCGATCTTGGCGATGATCTGGTCAGCGGCCTTCTTAGCGATTCTGTATGCCAGCTCGTCGTAGATGTATCTCAGGAACGCCTCGCCTCTGAGGTCCATAACCTCGTCAGAGATCGAGATCCACTTCTTGATGCTCTGAGGTACGAGCTCGACGATTCCGAGAACGAGATTCTCTTCGTCTACTGCACTGCCGCCCTCCGCGTGTACTGTGGCCTCACCAGCCTCAGCCTCGAACTGAACCTTGAGGTTTCCTCTCAGGTAGCTCTTACGGACGAGGGACATGATGCCTTCCTTCTCCCATGCAGTCTTTACGATGTCGTAAACGAACTCAGGAACAGCAACAGTGCCGGTTCCGTTTGGTGTCGTGTCATTTGTCGATGTGAGCTTGCCTCTGCACTCTGCATCATCACCAGTCTTGATGTACTCAGCAAACGCATCGATGTACTCTTTAGTGTTTCTTACTTCCATTGTGTCAAGTTTCCTTTCGTCTTTGACTTCTTCGATGACATCGCCCTGTCCCTTAATGACAGCAGCCATGTCAGCCTTTCTCTGTTCGATTTCGAGCTTGATCTGAGCCTTGCGCTCTTCGAGGAGGTCGTTCTCTGCTTTGATAGCATCCATCGCCTCGTCTGTCTCGGCCGCTTCAAGTTCTACCTTGAGCTCAGCCTTGCGCGCTTCGATCTGCTCTGCATCGAGTACCATGATTTCTTCTTTGGACATTTAACGTCCTCCTTCTAAATCAATCTCGAGCATTAACTTCCTTTTCTTGAGCTCCAGTCTTTCAGCCTCGAGTCGCTCCGCTCTTATCCTCTCGATCTCTCCGTCGGTCAGATTCCTGACGCTAATCGATGTAGCATCGTTGGCCGGAAGTGAGACTGCACTCACGTCGTACAGTTTACGAACCGATGTGATCGTCCTCGTGGTCAGCGTCCTCCCATCATCCATTACGGAATCCTTACGGACCTCGCCATCGACCGTGAAGCCGAAACTCATCTTGTTCGTATAACCGCCGCGGATTTCCTCGTAAAGCTGGCGTCCCAGCTCGGTACCACCGAGATCCGCTTCTATCAGTAACCCTTTTTCATTAGGAGTAACTGTCAGTGTGTTGTTGGACATTCTTGCAAACACCCTTCCCTCGTGGTCGTACTGCATGATGACGTCCGACATATCTGTGTGCTCAAACGCCCTTGCATCTACGATCTCGTCAAATTTCCAGTCATCGTCCTCGTACAGTGTGTACGGCTCATTGAACGTGCTGGCGTACCCTGTGACGACTTTACGCTCCTCTTCGACCTCTTCAGTCTCGGCCGAGCGGATCTCCATCGTCATGTCTCTGTATTCTCTTTCACTCTTCACTGCCATCGCCTATATCCTCCGCTGGTGTCAGTTTGTCATCGGCTGAGTAATACTCACCTCTGATAACTCTTGTGTCCCCGTTCTCGACTGGTGGTAAGTTCCATATCTCACGGGCCTCGTTTATACTAAAAAGACCGCGGTCTAAAAGTTGCGCGGTCACATTTAGTTTGTCGCTGTTTGTCATGTACTGGAGCCTGTTAGCTGTCAGCATCAGCATCGAGCCCTGTGCCCTCTCTCGCTCTGAGAATAGTGCCTTGCTCATCGCCTCGCTGAACTGGATGGCGAACGGTTCGATCGCGCCCTCATAGAACGCCGACCATGCATCACCATACGCTTTGTTCTGAAGCACGTCCTCGTTGACACCGAAGTAGTTGTAGACGTTCTCGCGTATCGCTTTCATCTGGTCAGGATCTACAGTGTACGGCTTGACGTCTATCTGTTTGATGTCTTTATACGTGTTCGGGAACAGCAGAAAGCCGCCCGCCTCAGAATCAGTCGCAAGGTTCTCTCTCGTGAATCTCTTACGCTCCAGTGCGAGGTCCTCAGGCTTTGCAAAGTTAGACAGCTGAGCCATGAAGCGGAACGTCGATGTGTTCTTGACCGCCTCTTCGATGCCCTCGTTCTGGATGTGTATCAGCTTCATCGTTTCATCGATGGCCGTGTTCGGGTCTCCGAAGAAGTCGCTCTTGTACTGGTGCTTTGTCAGTACTGCACACTTGCGGAACTCAACCGCTGCGATATCACCGTTATTAAACTGATAACGGAGCCACAGTTCGTTATCGTACTCAATTAACGAGCAACGTTGTGGCAATACCGGATACACGCCCGTGATTATCATCCGCTCGTCGAACACCGGGACGACGAACGCCGTGTTGTTGATGTCCAATATCGTGCTCACCCTGTAGAGGAACTGTGACCACGTTTGCCACTGGTTCGGTCCCTGTCTCAGTTTCGACTGTAGCGACGGGTTTGCCGTACCTATCAGCTCCACTTTTAGTTTAGAAATATGTCTCGCTCTTGCGTCGATTGCTGCACGAACGATTTCGCTTTCGTAGATCGCACCGCCCCAGCTTGTGAACACCGGGCGATATGCCGTGAGAGTGCGAAACATCGTATAGGCTTTATCAAGTGCCTCCTGTGATTTCTTCGCATCGTCTGGCCTGAAGATCCAATCAAACAGCCCCATATAAATTTCTCCTGTTAATTCTTTAATTGTGTGCCGATCTCACCGAACCATTTCTGACGCACACACAACGCATCAGCCAGAGCCGCAACTCCGTCGATTCGTGCTGTCGGATGTACTTTTATCAATCGGCCGCGACCACGTTCGGTGCTGATCTTGACCGCCGCATTTAAGAGGTGCATTTTCAAAAGGTCGTTATCACCTATGTACAGATGCCCGTCTTTGATGAGTCCCTCCATCTCTTGCAGGACAGGCCATAAGTTGTCACCCTGATAGACGTCATCCATCTGGAACCCGGCGTTCTGCATATCCTGTACCAGATACTGTGCCGAGTACCGGTCGTATCCGACTTTTAACGGATACAGTTCGTGTTCTCTTAAAAGAGCCGTGAACCAGTTATAACAGTCGTGATAGTCCACGAAGTTGTCACCGCTCAGGCTCAAAAACCCTCGCTTCACATAAGTCCAGTACGGGACCGCATCCCGTTCGGTCGCCTCGTCTATCTTCTCGGCCGGCATCCAGAAGTGAGCAACTACATTTAGTCGCCCGTCCTTCTCGATGACCGCACACGCACACGTCAGGTCCGTGGTCTGTGACAAGTCAAGGCCCGCAACACAATAAGATCCACGTAAAGCCTCAAGGTCGATTGCCGGACCGCTTATCGCTGATACCGCCGTGGCCGGGAGCCATGCAAGTGAACTGTTCTGCTTGATGTTGCAGTACTTACACATGAACTCGGCCTTCTTAGAGAGTGAGCCTTCTGCAATCGCTATCTCTTCGAGCATATAATCGACTGAGACCGAAACGCCCAAATTCGGATTAGCCTTCCGAAGCTCGTTGATGTCGTTCCATTTCTCAATGTCATCGATCATGTACAGGAACGGCAGCAGTTTTGATTCTTTCGAATCGCCTAATAAAAAACGAGTCGACCTCTTCATCAACTCGTCGAATATTCCGTCTGATATGTAGCCGGCCGTGGTGCAGCTGAGCAGAATCCCTTCCGGTCTCGCGCCCATGCCGGACTTCATTACCTCGTATTGTTTCAGACCGGCATCACCGGCCCATGCAGCAACCTCGTCACAGATAGCGAGACTCGGATTGAAACCATCTGACTTCTTTGCCGAGAACGCTATCTTCTTGACGGTGCTGTTTGTTCCGGGAATCGACAGATCCGTTTGCCGGTGTCGTGGCAGCATCGAATCATCCTTGACTCTCATCCCGCGCTCATTAGTCTGTGTCAGGTCCTCTTTCAGTTCTTGCCACTCAGGGTCGAGTGTGGTCATCATCCAGATATCGTTGTAAACGAGATCCGCCTGGTCGAGCTTCGGAGCGATACAGAACACTCTCGAACCGAAGCCGCCCTCTTGCCTGTATGTGTAATCACCTAATGAAGAGGCAATCTTTGTTTTGCCGTTCTTACGTCCGACAAGCAGAACAACCTCCCGGAACTGTCGATGCCCATTCTCATCCACGAGGCCATATACGCAACTGAAAAATGCTTTCTGCCAGACCTCTAACTCAATGACTCCCGGAGCGAGAGGCCCTTCAGTGTGAAAACAATGCGTCTCAATCCATTCGATAGCCGCGTTTGCTTTCTTCTGGTCGAAAAAGTATCGTTTTGCTTCGAGATCCTGAATGATTCGTTCATATATCAGCGTGATCCACTTGCCTACGGTATAAGTCCCGTCCTTGATGCCCTGATAGTACGTATAAATCCAGTTGTCTCCGGCCATTATGTCCCTACTTTCGGCCATCTCTTTTCATCTCGTGTGAGAACCGTGTAATTAGAGAG